AATTAATAAACCGTATAAAATATTCAAAACAGTAGATGAACTTAGAAAAATTATAGAACATGGAGTATAATAATGATTTTAAATATGACTTAAAAATAGGTCAGACAAAAGAAATTGAAATAGGGAACATATTTAAAAATAGCACAATAGAAATTAAATATGATTTACAAGCTTTAGAAACTAAAAATGTTTATGTAGAATATTTTAGTAGGGGAAAATTAAGCGGTATAAGTACAAGTCAAGCAGATTATTATTGTTTTGCTTTTGGAAATACGTTTCATTTTATATCTACTGCTTTACTAAAATTAAAATGTAGAAAGCATTTAGGTACTGAAAGAGATAGAAAAGGAGGTGATTTAAACAGTTCAAAAGGTATTTTATTACCAATTAATGAATTATTTTAGTATGGAAAAGATAAATATCAAAGCATTAAGTGTAAATTCGTGCTATCAAGGTAAGAGATTCAAGAACCAAGTACATAAAGAATATGTATCGGAAGTGATGAGACAGTTACCTATTTTTTTTATTGGTCGACCGCCTTACAAGCTTATTTTAGAATTTGGATTGTCTAGTAAGCTTCAGGACTTAGATAATTGTATTAAAGTTTTTCAGGATTGCTTAACTGTGAAGTATGATTTTAATGATAGGGATATTTACCAACTTGAAGCGGTTAAACTGAATGTTAAAAAAGGTGAAGAGTATATTAAATTTGATATAATAGAAACAAAATGAGCGACATAACAATGTGCAGCGGCAATAACTGCCCTAAAAAAGAAGAGTGCTACAGATTTACAGCATACGCAAGCGAACACCGACAAAGCTGGTTTAATGAGCCGCCATTTAAGATAGTGGAAGACAAGTTCACGTGCGAGATGTTTTGGGGTGATAGAAACGAGGGAATTATTAACCAATTAAAAGATATAATGAAATGAACGAGCTAGACGTATTAGTTGAGAGATTAAAGAAAATAGGTATTGAAATTCAGTTGACTGGTAACATACCTTGGATTTATTTAAGAAGCGTAAACGGTAATGTAATTAAACAAGAGGATTGCAAAAACGCAAATTACGGTCATTGCATTGGTTGGTATCCTTCGTTTAATTATGATACTTATCATATTAATTGGCATGACATTAAGTATACATTTGAGTTAATTAGAAAATACAAATAAGATGAAAACAGTAAACAGTATTTCGGGCGGTAAAACTTCGGCATACATAGCGGTAAACTACCCAGCGGATTATAATTTATTTTCATTAGTGCGAACAAGTGATAAAAATTGTTTATTTCCTGATAAAAAAATAAGACAAATTGTATCTGATAAATTAGGAGTAGAATTTATTGGAACACTTGAAGAGGACGCTATTATTTATACAATGTTAGATTTAGAGCAACTAATCGGAAAAAAAATTGATTGGGTTACTGGTGCGACATTTGACGAAATTATAAATCGTAATGGTAAAAAATATCTGCCAAATGTAACTCAAAGATTTTGTACTACTGAAATGAAATTAAAACCAATGTTTGAATGGTGGTTAAAAAACTTTAACGAACCCGTAGAGATGCGAATAGGGTTTAGAGCAAACGAAGTAAGTAGAGCAGAAACAATGCTATTAAAAACAAGTGAAAACGGATTATATACATTTAAACATATCATAGGCAAAACTAAAACTGGAAATTCTAACAAGTGGAAAGATACGGAATGGCAAAAACCAATTTTTCCACTAATTACAGATAGAATTTTTAAAGATACGATTGAAAAATTTTGGAGTGATAAGAATGTCAGATTTGCATACATGAATAATTGTGTAGGTTGCTTCCATAGAAATGAAATACTTTTAAAAAAGATGAGTGAAAAACACCCAAATAAATTTAACTGGTTCTGCGACCAAGAAAAAGAAACTGGTTATGCTACCAGAACATTTAAAAACGGAATTACATACGATAAAATAAGGAATCATAAACTACAGTTAGAAATATTTGATGAAGATTTTAACGAGTGTGATAGTGGTTATTGTGGATTATAAAATACATATAAGATGAGTACAACCTTTGGAGTAAAGATACCTAGCACGGGTGAAGTTATACCAATAGCAAGGAGAATGAACGGTAATATAAACTTTACTAATCCAATAGCTGAACTTTTAGCAGACGAAATTAAAGTGATAGCAATGAATAACGATAGACAAGGGATTTACACAATTAAAGATTTAAAAGATGGGCAAAGTAATAATTGAGTTTGATTCAGTAGAAGAGCAAGACGATATTAACATGGCATTGAATGGATATAAGTATAGCGTAATACTTCACCAATTAGATAATGACTTAAGAAGCATAACTAAACATGGGGTATATAAGAATATAGAAGCTACAGAGCAGGAAATAGAATTAGCACAGGACTTAAGAGATAGCATACAATCATATTTATCAGAATTTAACTTATCATTAATGTAAGTATTTAAAAAACTTGTTTACCTTTAGCGTATGGTTGAAAACATAGAACGAATAATGGAGCTGTTTAACTCTGGAATAGGGAAAACAAATGTAGCGAGAACAATATGTGAAGAGCAAGGAATTGAATTCGACCACAACCATAGAAGGAGCGTAGGAAAGCTAATTAATCGTAGGTTAAACAATGGTATTAATCAAGAGTGCCAAGCCGTAGGGATAGATATAGATAAAGTAAAACACTATTGGTATAAAGGTGAACATTATTCTATCAATGTAAAGGGGGTCGAATCTGACCACTTTAATTACGAAGAGTTTAAACAAGATTTTATAGATACAGTTGAAAAGATTAAACCTAACCATATTACAATTGAGCGGTCGGAACTCATCGAGGACTCGCACTGTTTACTTATCGACCCAGCCGATATTCATATAAATAAACTTTGTTCTGCATTTGAAACGGGAGAGGAATACAACTCACAGATTGCAGTTCAAAGGGTAAAAGAAGGCGTTTATTCAATACTTAAGAAAAGTAAATATTTCAACATTGATAAGATTATTTTAATAGTTGGTAACGATGTTCTAAACACCGATAATGCTAAGAGCCAAACGACAAAAGGCACACAACAGGACACACACTTAAAATGGTTCGATGCGTTCATAATGGCTAAACAATTATACATTGACATTATAGAAACCTTAGTACAAATTGCAGACTTAGAAGTAATTTACAACGTATCTAATCACGATGAGATGAGCGGCTTTTTTCTAATGGATTCTTTGTACAGTTGGTATAACACACATCGGAATATAGAATTTAATCGTTCCCCTTCACATAGAAAATACACAACCTACGGTAAAAATCTTATAGGAACTACTCACGGAGATGGAGCGAAACAAAACGATTTACCATTATTAATGTGCCATGAAGCTTCAAATTATTGGCACAATTGTAAACATAGATATTGGTTTACTCACCACGTTCACCACAAGACCAGCCGTGATATTATGAGCGTACAAATAGAGTCATTACGTTCACCTAGCCCTGCTGATAGTTGGCACCATAAATCAGGTTACCAACATTCACCTTTGGCAATTGAGGGGTTTATATTTCATAAGGAGTTCGGGCAGGTTGCCAGACTTACGACACTTTTTTGAGATATGGATATTTACGAAACCAAAATATTGAATTTATATTTTAATTATCATTGTGTTAGGCAAAAAAATATTATATTTGCTATGACTTTCACATATTATTTGAATTGATGAGTAATAAATTAATGATAGAGCTATCAAAGTATCACTCCGAGTGGTGTAAGATTGTGCGGTCATTTGGTGTAAGCTCCGATACTTGCGAAGACGTAGTGCAGGATATGTATTTAAGACTTAACAAATTGTCATCCTACGAAAAGCTATTTAAAAACGGTGTGCTATCAAAGTCTTATGTTTGGATTACTTTACGAAATTTGCAGTTTCAACAATTTAAACAGGACAACTTAACGATTTCACTAAGCAACTATGACGTACAAATAAATGAAAATTCTACCTTAGATGAGGTTAAAGCGCGTTCTAATTTCAACGTAAAGATTAACAAAGAAGTAGTCAAGTGGAATATGTACGACCAACTACTATTCTCAATTTATATGAACGATTCAATTTCTATGCGTGATATTTCAAAAGGTAGCGGAATAACTTTGAGAAGCATACAAAGGACGTTAGAGAATTGCTATCGTAGGTTAAGACAAAATGTAGGTGAAGATTATCAGGATTTAATAAACAAAGATTACGAACTAATATAACAGCTAAAAACATAAATAAAAACTATAAATAACTAATATAATGGCAAAAAGAAGAGTAAGTAAAGGATTAGGTGATACAGTAGAAAAAATATTACAAGCTACGGGAGTAGATAAATTAGTTCACTTTATTGCAGGTGAGGACTGCGGATGTGAGGAGCGAAAAGAGAAACTTAACAAGTTATGGAAGTACAAAAAAATAGAATGTTTAATTGAAAGTGAACATGAATTCCTTACAGATTTTTTCAAGACGTTTAGAAACGAAGTTTCACCAGCTGAACAAGGCTATTTACTTAAGATATACAACCGTGTATTTAATGATAAACAGATGGCTACAAGTTGCGGAGACTGTTGGAGGGATATTCTTAAGGATTTGAGATTATTACACGCTGAATATAAACAAGATTAAAACATTAAATAATTGAACTCAATTTATTTCAATTATGGAAGATAAAAGAAAAAATAATGGCGGTCATTCAAATGGAGGTCGTAAAAGTAAAGCTGAAGAGCAGAATTTAATAGAGAAACTTTCTCCTATAATGCCTGAAGCGTTTAAACAATTAGAGATAGCAATAGAAAACGGTAAAGATTGGGCTATTAAAATGGCTTTTGAATACTATTTTGGTAAACCTAATCAAAAAATGGACGTTACAACTATGGGCGAAAAAATACAGAATATTATTAGTTTAGGAATAGGCATAAACCCCAATACAGATGAAGTACAAAATATTGAAGACTAACGGAAATGTAATTACATTCAGGGTAAAAAGTGAGTGTGAATACAACGGGTTAAAATTAGATGTAGATGTGAGTGGTACAGACCCGCACAAGTTTTTAGATGACTATGTTTGTAGCGGGAAACTTCGTGAAGAGATGAACGCATGGTTTGAAACATTACCTAAAAAAGATTGAGATTATTAGTAAAGCAGGAACACGCAACCTATTATCTAAACGATAGGACAACTGAAGAAGTTTTATACGGAGGCGCTGCTGGAGGTGGTAAATCCGCTTTCGGTTGCTTGTGGTTAATATCTATGTGCCAAAAATATGAAGGTACAAGGTGGCTTATGGGAAGGGCAAAACTAAAAACATTAAAAGAAACTACACTAAACACTTTCTTTGAGTTGTCCGCTGCTTTGAATATCGGAGCTGAATACAACTATAACGCACAATCAAATATTATCTACTTTAATAACGGTAGTGAGATAATACTCAAAGATTTATTCTTATACCCTTCAGACCCTAACTATGATAGTTTAGGTTCGTTAGAGATTACAGGTGCTTTCATTGACGAATGTAATCAGGTAGTATATAAAGCATGGCAAATAGTAAAGTCAAGGATTAGATACAAGCTTAACGAATACGATTTAATGCCGAAGCTTTTGGGTACGTGTAACCCTGCAAAGAATTGGACGTATAAAGAGTTTTATTCACCTGATAAGAATAATACCTTACTACCTTACAGAAAGTTTATACAAGCCCTCCCAAAGGATAACCCACACTTGCACCCGTCTTACTTAAAATCATTATTGCAGTTAGATAAGAACAGTAAGCAAAGATTGTATTACGGTAATTGGGAGTACGATGATGACCCTAGCACGCTTATAGACCAAGATAGTATTATAGACTATTTTAATCCTATTCATATAAAACGTGAAGGACAAAAGTACATGACTATTGACGTTGCGCGTATGGGTAAAGATAAAACGGTTTTTAGAGTGTGGCATGGTTGGCTTGTCATTGATAGATTTGAGATTGCTAAAAGTGGTTTAGATGTAGTATTAGAGAAACTATATGAACTACAAAGAAAGCACGGTATAAGTTCTAGCAATGTTATTGCTGATGAGGACGGAGTAGGGGGTGGTTTAATAGATTTCACTAAACCAAAGATAAACGGGTTTGTAAATAATAGTAAAGCATTGAACGGTGAGAACTACGACAATTTAAAGAGTCA